AAAGGTTGGTAACTTAGCCGTCCAAAAGGGGTCCGTACTATTTGGGGGAAATTGGTAATCGTTTGAGCGAAACTGTATGTATGTGATCTTGCGTGGGCGTGCGTGTGTGAGGGGGGTCGGGGGTGGGTGGGGGTGCCTCGCGCGCGTTCTTTAGACTCATTCGCGTGCGTGTTGCGCGTTCCTTTTAGTAGAAAAGAAAAGCTTTTTTTCAGGGCTGCACAGGCTGGTCAGGGCAGTGAGGGTGCCGACAGGATCGTGTCAGGCACCACAGGGCAGCACGGGCAGTGTCAGGCCCCACTGACATGCAGGGCGCGACCTGTCAGGGGTTAGGTGCAATTGAACCTAAGCAGGGCGTCAGGTGTAGCGTGATAGCTTGGCTTCGATGGCTTCCCTGATGTCAGACGCTGACCGCTCGGCTGTAACGTCCTCGGTCTCAACCTTGTCGATCCACAGGCCGACACTCTTGCCCAACAGCTCCAATGCTCGGACACGGGCACCGTCTTGGATGTCTGGATCAACTGCCAAATCGGTGAGCTGTTTCAAAACGGTGTCACCCCTCGCGGCCCCCTGCATCCTGCGTTGAGCTTCCCTATCCCTCTGCAAGGCCTCTACCCTAAGGGACACCTTGGGGCTGGCTGCAAGCTTGCTGGCTTCCACATGTATGCTGGCTGTGGTCATCCCTGCCGCATTGTAACATGATCTATATGCATCACTGAAGCATTGCCCTGACATCACAGCGTGACAGAATGCCTCTTGCTTATCAGTGAGACCCTGATGCCTTGGTGATGACTTGCCCCTTGTCCCACTGCCACCTGTAGCTCGCCCTACTGTACCCTTACTGATTGGCACCACCTTATCACTGTCTGTTTTGTCATTGGTCATCTGTATGCTTCCCTATGTGTATATCTGCTACATGTCGCTGCGCTTGGCATTCGGGCGCGGTCCTTCACCTTTGACCATATCAGCCCCCTTTGGGCCTGTCCACTTTATGAGAAATGACAAGCAGCTTGTAGATAAAAGTGGCTAGCTGCTGTCACTTTTATCACTGTGGGGAAACTATTTTAAACGTATGTAATACCAACCACCCACCCCAATCATAAATGTTCAATATAAAAGTGAATGAAATCAACGCACTGTAAATTAATTAGGTTCAATTGCACTAAAAGGTTAAATAAGGGGTTTATCTTACCGTTCCTAAATGTAACAAGGATGACAGACGCAGGGAAGGCAACGAGCCGCTACGCTCACAACGCCCCGCCGCCATAGCCTCACAAGGCCAGCCAATAGGCTCACCGACGAAACCCGCCGCGAGGCACACGCCGCCAGATATACTGGTTCACTTAAAGGTCTGTAAAAGGGGACAAAGGGACACGCTCGTAACATCAGAGGAATAACCCTGACTTTATGCGGGGATGTGCTGCCGACCATATGCACTTCGGATGCCGACACTGTGAACGTGAGACAGTGAGTTGGTTAAATGTTTGAGAATAACCAGTCTGATGTGCCGCGAAGCTTTGACGCTGCCCCCGCAAATGAAAACTACAATATGTTAAAAATCTCAACCGCTGACAATCGGATACTGACCATGTCATGTTGACCCGATAGACCGCTTCAATTCGGGGAAAAGTGTGAAGCAAGGCTGACCACCTGCACAGTGCTAACGGTCAAAAAGTTTACGACAATCCCAAGCGGATCGCGGCCTAGGCCCCTCTTGCTTGGTGGCAACCACAGGGGCAAGTAAGACTGTGGCGATATCCCGAAAGACAGTGGGACGAAAGGCTGGAAGGCACGGGCGGTAGGTTGAAGAAATTCACAAAGGCTGGGGCAGTGGATGCTGCAAGGCGTACCTACTTGCTGACCGATCAGGTGATGGTCTCAAACTCTGAGATGGAACGATCTCGGCATCACTTGGTTGGTATCGTAAAAGGTTCAATTGAACTTTTCACAATACCAATCAAATCAAAGGAAACACCATGAAATTCTTGACACAAACAACCGAAAACACTGCACCGCTCACCGCCATGCAGTCCACACTATGTGATAATGCAGCCGCTGCATACAACATGGCATTCAAAATGCTGGCGCAGGGCGATGACAAGCATGCAAATGACTACCATGAGCGAGGTTGCGCTCTGCAAAACAGCGCGATGCGCCTCGGCGGTGGCACTCAATTCAGAGCGGTTCAAGGCCGCATAATGTCAAAGCGAGTTTGTTATGAGAACTAGGAACCCAATGGCGCGAGACCTTCGCACCCCAAAGTACCGCACCAGAGTGGTGCAACTGAAGACAAAGAAACTGGCACGCAAGGCCAAACACAAAGGAATACAATCATGAAAATTGAAATCAACTCAGCAGTGTCACACATAACTGCAAGCGGCATCACAGTAGATATTACTGTAACTGTGGACGATGTTTTGAGCGAGCTGACTATTCAGAGTAGATCAAACGGGTCTCGCGAATGGCGATATCTGGTAACTTTGGAAGGCAATCAGTACCGCTTGGACACCGACGATTTCCTCAAGCAAGAACACAAGATGTGGTTTGACCATAACGATGTGTTTGATGTCAGCTACGTGGCCCACATGGTCAAGCACCTCGGTACTGACATGAGCGAAAAGGCCAGCGAGAAACGCTGGGACAGCGCAATGAAATCAGCCGCCTAAGGAATACGAATTTCTGGCACCTCGCGGGGTGTCAGTAATGCGAATTCTCGCAGGTTCAATTGAACTTAAATCATGATCATGGAAGGTCACACAATGAATAATTTTGAAATCGATACAATGGTAGCCGCAAACATTCAGAGCGCGGAACGGTCTATAGTGGGCCTCAAGGGTGATGCAAAAGAAAATGCTGAAGCCGTGCAGGGTCATAAGCTGACTGTGTACTGCGAGATCACGGCGGTTCTGATCAGCCTCGGCGATGATGGCTGGAACAAATCAGGGCGCGTTAGACCTGCAATTGCTGTACCGTTTAGGGCGGCACTTGAGGCCTCGGTTGAGGATGGCGGTGCTGGCATCAGCAAGGCCTCAGCTAAGAGGTACTGGGAGAATTCAGTAGCTGCCGCCCGTGGCATCCGCAAAGATCACGGCTTGGGGGATAATGCCACACCTGACGCAGTCGGCGAACTGTTTGGTGATCTGGAAATAACCAAAGAGGCACACATTGTGCGCGAGTTTGTGAACACCCGCGAGGTATCAGCAGCCCGTGCGCTGGCTGAGAAGGTTGTTGGCAAGTTCAAACTCAGCCGTGACAATCAGACAGGCCTGTACAAAAAGACAGGGTCGTTTGTTGAGGGTCTGGACGATGATGACCTGAACGAATTCGAGGATGTAATCCGCGAGTTGAAAGCGACACGCGCTGCCGCCCGTGCTGAGGCTGATGCTACGGCCACCGCTGCCGCTGCTGAGACTAGCAAGGTGAACGAGACGCTCGACGCCTTGGAGGCTTGATTGCGTAGGCCCCTGAGATGGGGCCTTGCCTAAACCTTAAATGAAATTGGAGTAGTTAAATGGATATCATAAACATTAAAAACGCATTGCTAGATATGTCACCATCTGAACTGGCTGAAATTGAAGACTGTCTGCAAGAAATAAAATCTATGAAAGTATCAATAAATATTCAAGTTGGACAGAATGTCTGGGTTGTCCAAAAAACAAAAAGAACCAGTGGTGTGATCGTTAAAATAAATCAGAAAAAAGCACAGGTCAACATGCGCGGCGGTATATATAATGTTCCATTTGGAATGATTGAAGCCGCATAAAAATCAACTGCCCTGCAACAGCGGGGCGGTTGCTATCCAACAGGGCCGCTAGGCCTTGCTGCATGGCAACCAATCAAAAGGGAATGATACAATGGCTAGACCACTCTGCCCTGCCGAGGGCCTGATCGGCTATGACTTTCTGGACTTGAAGATGTCCCGCAAGTCTCGCAAGACTTCACAACGTCAAGCCAGCAAGGCACGGCGTCAGTTCTTCAAAGCTGAGGCCTTGGCCTTGGTGGCGCAGGACCATGAAGTCCTAGACTGCAACCTACTTAGCAATGTGTTCACTGCCAGCGACTATGATGTTGATCTAGTGGACACTGCTGAGGTGTTTGAGCCGTTTGGATGGCACTATGATCTAGGTGGCTTTGCTTACGTGAATGGCGAGTGCATCCCTGCATTCGTTTAGTTCAAGTGAACTTAAATGAAACC